AATGGCTAGCAACACCACCTCCCCCGCTCCGCTCGTCAAAGGCCAGCGCGTCGGCAAATGGACCGTCCTCGAAGACCAGAGACACACCTTCGTGGATCGGGTATGGGCCAGATGCGACTGCGGCACCAGACGCCACGTGCAAGCAGTGAACCTGCGGACCAGTCGCTCCAAGTCCTGCGGCTGCGCCAACAAAGCGAACCTGGCGAAGCTCGGTCACAGAAACCGCAAACACATCATCAACCCCGGCGACGTCTTCACCCGACTCACCGTTCTCGACAGCAGTCACTACGGTCGCGTCAAGTGTGTGTGCGCCTGCGGCACCGAGGTCACCTGTCGTGCCGCCTCCCTGTACGGCGGCGGCACCAAGTCGTGCGGCTGCATCACAGTGGAGAACGCTCGCGCCATGGGTCTCAGTCGCCGCTCCCAAAACGGCGCCTCCCTGCATCCGCTGTTCAGCACCTACATGCGCGTCCGCAGCGGCGACAAACCGCTCTACGGACCGTGGCGGAAAAGCGGCGACATGTTCATCAGGGACGTGGAGGCCGAGATCGGCCCCCGACCCGAGGGCAAGTGGTTCAAATGCAAAGACGACGAACTCGGCTACATCCCCGGCAACATCTACTGGGGTGAGCGGTTCAACGTGAAGAACCAGAAGGTGGTGCTGACGCTGAAGCAGAAGCAGGAGATCGCCGACGCGGTTCGGGCCGGTACTCTGCACCGCGTCCTTGCCGACAGGTACAAGGTCTCCAAGTCTTTGATCAGCACCGTCAGCCGAGATCCCCGCTTCGGACCCAAGTAGCCGCAGGAGGCCAGGTATGGAAGTTCGCTCCGTTTTGGACACCGACTACCTGGCCTTCCCTGTCGCTATCATCGGCGCCACCGGTCAGCCGCTGAACCCATCCGCAGATGCCGTCTCGTTCGCTTTCATGCCGTCCCCCGCGAACCAGAACCCCGGCAGCGGCGACTGGCACACCGGAAGCTGGTTCACCACCACCAACGGCGGCTACGAGGCTCAGATCCTGGTGGGACCGGCCAACGGCGGCGTTGTCCCCTCGCCCTCGGGTCCTGGGCTGTGGAACGTGTGGATCAAGGTGGCCGATAATCCGCAGGTGCCTATCTGGCAGATCGGCATGTTGCAGCTCGTATAGTGCAGCCATGGGCAAGACACACATCCCGATCCAGATGTTCACGGCCACAGACGGAGACTCAACAGCCTGGGCCTCCTCCACGTACCGGGCCGAGTGCCCCGCCCACCAGTGGGCCGTGGCAGACGGCGGCTACGAGGCCGTTGAGGCGCTTGTGAGGGAGCACGTGAGGGAGCACCCCTCGGTGCACTGCCCCTCGCCTCCTCGCATCGGGCCGTACCGACCCGACAGGCATCAGCGTTGGCGGATCGTTCAGTACATGTATGACGACGGCACCGTTCACTACTCCGGTAGCTGCGGTCTGTGCTCTAACCCCCGGTGGGATGTCTTCGATTCCGGTGCACCGCTGGATGCATGCATGGAGGAGCACTGGGTAGCGGCACATGCGGCCGATTACGACGGTCACGCTGCGGAGGGGAACCATGGCTAAGGCACACTGGACGCACTCGCACCAGGAGCATCCGCTCGGCGCTACGCCGGTGTGGGGCTGTCAGCACAGCGAATGCACTCAGCGCGCCACCCACGGCTGGCAGCGTACCGCCACCGACAACGAGGTACGTGCCGACGCCGAGACCGAGGGGCCGTTCGGTCAGGTGGTTCGCAACATGCAAGGGCCTCACCGGGTAGCGGTGTTCGCCTGCGCAGACCATGCTCTGGAGACGGAGCAGATGGTGAGGACCCATGATGCGGTATGCCCTGCCCCCGACCCCGGCTGCGATTGCCATGACAGCCCTGGTAACTAATCCGCCCCGTGTAGGCGACATCGTTCACTACTGGCCGCTGACGGCGGAGATGCCCGGCTGCCGCGCAGCGGTGGTGACGGAGATCCACATGGATCCGCACCTCGCCAGCCTCATGGTGCTGAACACCACCGGATTCCAGTTCGTTCTGGAGTCCCGCATGTCGATGACCGATTACGATCCGTTCACCGAGAGCCGGGAGCCCGGCACCTGGCACTCGGCAGATCACCAGTAGCCCTATTCCCCGCACATCGGTATTTTGGGAGCGTACCCACATGCCGACTAGGGGAGCCCATGACCGAATCTGCGTCTCGGCGCGCCCAACTTGCTCAGCGGCGCGCCCAGGCCATCGAGTACAAACTCGCTGGGATGACGTACCAGCAGATCGCTGACAAGCTCGGCTATGCCAGTCGCAGCATGGCCTGCACCGATGTTAAGCGAGCGTTCGAGCAGGCGGTGATCGACCGCGAGCATCACGTGGATGTGCTGATTGAGGAGCAGATCCAGATCCTGGATCGTATGCGTCGTGCCGCATGGCCAGCAGCGATCAAAGGCGACACCCGCTCGATTGACATTGTGCTGAAGTGTGTGGATCGTGCTACGAAACTGCTGCGCCTGACCCCGGATGCTCAGGTGAACGTGCAGGTGTTCACGGTCGATGCCATTGAGCGCCGTATCAAGGAGCTTGATCGCCAGATCTCGCTGGAGGGATCGCAGTATGAGTGGACCGACGCCGCTGAGAGTCCACGAGCAGAACTTGCTGGCGGAGCTGAAGCTTAAAGAGCAGCGGCTTGCCGAGATCCAGCGGGAGAAGCTGAAGAACGTCGATGTGTTCGAGACGCTGGAGTATGTGCCAACGGCTCGGCAGAACGAGTTCCACAACGCCACCGAGTACGACGTTTTCTACGGCGGCGCTCTGGGCGGCGGTAAGACTCTGGCGTTGCTGATGGAGGGTCTCCGGGCCTGTGTCCGCTACCCGGGTATCCGGGTGGGTGCGTTCCGTCGTACCTACCCGGAGCTGAAGGAGAGTCTGATCAAGGAGCTGGCCGCTCGCGGCTTCGCGCACACTCTCGGGGCTAAGTGGGCGGGCAGTGAGTATGAGCTGCGGTTCCCCAACGCCTCGGTGTTCATGTTCCGGTACGCCGAGAACATGACTGACGCCAGCCGTCGCCTGGGTGCCGAGTTCCAGCTGATGATCTTCGACGAGCGCACCCAGACCCCGCCTGATGTGCTGACCTTCCTGGAATCCCGTATCCGCTCCGGTCGCGCAGACATTCCCGTGCTGGGTATCCGCTCGGCCAGCAACCCGGGCGGCCCCAGTCACTCCGCAGCGAAGGCCCGCTACGTGGAGCCGACCGACTACGGCCAGAAGATCATCACCGATGTGCGTGGTCGTACCGTCCGGTTCATTCCGTCGAAGGTGTCCGACAACCCGCACCTCAACGAGGAGTACCGCAAGGACCTGATGGGTCTGCCCGAGCAGCTCCGCAAGGCCTACCTTGAGGGCAACTGGGATGTGTTCGAGGGCCAGATGTTCCCCGAGCTCTCCTACGATCGCCACATTGTGGAGCCGATGGAGCTGCCCGCAACCTGGCGCCGGTACATGGGTATCGACTGGGGCTTCACCTCCCCGTGGGCTGCCCTGTGGGGCGCCATGGACCCAGACGATCGGCTGTGGATCTACCGGGAGATCTACCAGGCCGGCGTCGGCGAGCGGGAGCAGGCCATCCGCATCCGCGAGGCCGAGGAGCGGGGCGAGCACATCTCGGGTCGCTTCGCCGATGACCAGATGTGGATGGTTGCCGGTGACGCCAAGCCCATCGCCACCGTGTACGCGGAGAACGGCGTACCCCTGGACCGGGCCGGTAAGGGCCCCGGTTCCCGCATCAACGGCTGGCAGCGCATCCACTCGTTCATGGAGGAGGCCGCTCCGTGCCAGTTCCATGCGGGACTCGGCTGGGAGTCGTGTCCTAAGCTGCACATCTTCAGCCCCTGCATGAAGCTGTTCAAGGAACTGACCGACCTGCCGCACGCCCGCATCGGCAACCCCGAGGACAGTGACCCCAAGGCTGTGGACCACGCCTGTGACGCGCTGCGGTACCTGTGCGTGAACGTGGGCAACGACAGCCGGTTCCACTGGCCCGAGACGATCAGGGTCGAGACCGAACTGAATCCGAAGCTTGAGGGGCCGACCACGCCACCGTACGGATACAACACCATCGGCGGGTTCCCCATCTTGGGTCCGTCCGGCAACCCTTGGGAACTGTGAGGAGGCGCGGTGAGCCGCTGGGGCCGCATGTTCGGCAAGCAAACGGTTGAGGAGGCGCGCAAGCCTCCGGTGAACGACGCCTCCCTGATGCCCGATGTCAACCTCAGGGCTACCAGGCGGCGCGGGTACGAGTTCGGCGTTCCGCTGACCTCCGAGTACCCGTCCGCGCAGATGGCGGCCTCGGCCGAGCGTCAGCAAGTGTTGCAGCAGCTGCACGACGCCTACCAGACCTGCAACTGGGTGAGCAGCAGCATCGCTGTCATTGCCCGCACCGTCACCGCTGGCGGGTTGCAGATCGTTCCTGATGACGATCTGCCGGAGAACGAGGCCCCGGAGGAACCGGCGGAGGTGCTGCGTCTGCGCAAGCTGATGCGGTTCACCAACCCGACCGAGGACATCATCCAGCTGCTGCGGAACGTCATCACTGACCTTCTGCTGTTCGGTGATTCCTACCTTGAGGTGGTCACCCTGCTGGGTGAGCCTGTCGCCTTGTACCTGCTGGATGCCACCACCATGACCGTGCTGAGCGATCAGCACGGTGAGGTGACCGGGTACCGGCAGGATGTGGACGGTATGCGTACCGCCTCGTGGGATGTCAACGGCGTGATCCACATCAGCCTCGACGCTCCCCGTGGCGGTCTGTACGGGGTGTCTCCGGCACAGCTTGCTCTGCTGCCGATCACTGCGTGGATCTTCACGATGTCCACCATCCAGGAGACGTTCCGCCGTGGCGATCCGCCGCGTATGCACGTGGACCTGGCGCACTTCGAAGACAACGATGTGCAGCGCTGGCGCGAGCAGTACACGGTCTACAATTC